TGATACACAAGATAAATCAGATGCTTATGCTGCCTTAAAGGATGCAGACATTGATGATTACTTGAGTGATTTATTTAACAACAGTGAACTTACATGTGATTGTCAAGAATGAACCCTTATTTCAAGCTACAACAACGTAAAAGAAAATGGACACCAGTACAAACAACTGCTGGTCAAGTAAAGGAAGGTGCAGAAGAGGCCATTTATAGAGCCTTAGCTATGCGTCACATGGAACTACCCGTAGGAGATTTTATTACAGATGCCCTCAGTAATGACGTACCAGACATGGCACGGGAGTTGCTCCTTTCCAATGTTAAAGATGAAGAGAACCACGACTTGGCTTTGTCTTACATCACCAATGCTTACGGCGTGGATGAGAAAGCTGAGAAGGAAGCGTTGGCACTCCGTGAAGCTTGGACGTCGCATCCAGATCACTGTATCCTCAAAGCGATGGTGGCCGAGCGTGCAATTTTCTTCGTTCTTCTACCCTTCTTTCGCTTTAATGGTGACGCTGGAATGCGAACAGTATCAGCCGATATAAGTAGAGATGAACAAATCCACGTGGCCGCTAATAGTCTTGTATGCAGCGAGCTGGGCCTCAGTGCCTCTCCTTCTCTTGATAAGTTAAGGAAGGCAACAATCAATTGGGTTATGCAACCCCTAGGTATTAATACTACCGATAAATATTTAAGTAAAAAATTTTGGCTGGATTCCAGTGATCGCTTGATGTATGAAGGAAAAGCTCCAGAGCTTTCTGACACACGAGCTGCCAGGATGCCAGCGTTCTTTGAACACAGCAATGTAAACCTACCTAGCTATGCCTAGTCAATCACTCAGTCTACTTGAAGCTAAAGGTATTCAAGCGAATGCTTTAGTCAGTCAATTAGATACATTATTCCCACCAACAAACCCTAACCCAGAAGATACAATGGAAAAAATTATGTACCGTTCCGGTCAACGCAGTGTTGTTGAGTGGATTATAGAGAACTTGGAGAACTAACAATGGTAGCTTGGGCAGACTTCGACGCACAAAGACGTCAACGACTCAGTAATGATTACGATGCAGGATTCAATCAATTAAATGGACAAACTAATTTAAGCTACTATCAAAATAATGCTGACTGGGGAGCTGTAGGTAACTCCTTAGGTTTGGAAATCAACAGCATGAATAACCTTAATGCTGTCTTTGATTATGTAGGAGCTAATAAAAAGAAAGGGAAGAAAAACGTCTCTGCCTCTGGTGGAGGAGCCGGTGGTATACAGAATAGTAATTCTGGTGCTAGCTATTCAACTGCTACTGCCTTTGATCCAGGTAGACCCTTTGTACCAGGAACACCAGGCAGCCCTGCAGTAGCTGCTGTTGAAGCAGTAGAAGGTGTAGAAGGACGTGAAGCAGTAGCAGCTCAAAACCCTCAATCAAATGTAGGGATGAGTACAGCTGCAAGAGGTACTTATTCTTGGATGGGTGCAGGTGACTTCGATGGTAACCCAGGAAATTGGGGAGCTAAAGATCTTATTATGGCTTATGAGGCTGGATATACTGAGCAAGATGTAGAGAACTACTTGAGACAAGGTAGCACGAATTTCTTACCTGAAGGTTCTGGTTATCGTGCACTACGAGAAGCCAAGAATAAGATCTCCACACAATTTGTTGGTAGACAATACCACCCTGATTGGACACAAGATTATGCTTCAGGTGGTCCTGCCTATATGTTTGGTGATGCAGACTTGCTAGGTAATCGTAAAGCAGGTTGGAGTGATGCAGAAATCCTTAACTATCTTGATGAAAACCCTCAAGTACTTAACCCGAATAATAGACCTGGAGTACCAGGTGGTATCTATGAAAGACTTAACGCTAATCGTTTTGTAGAAGGTGTTGAAGGTATTGACGCAGTAGAAGCTGTTGCTGCAGTAGATGCAATCCCAGCAGTAGAAGCAATTGATGCTATCGAAGCTATCCCTGCTAGGAATTTACTTATCGGTAACTCTACTTTAGGTAACGCAGGTTATGCCCAAGCAGTAGCACCTAATAGGTCAGAAGGATCTAGGTCTACACGTAGTTCTTATGGTACCTCACAGTTTAACAGGAATAATTTTGGTAAGAAAAAAAGAAGCCCTATTTCAACTAATGGATTGAACATCTAATGAATGCTAGAGAAAGATACGATCAACTACAAGGAGACCGATCATCATTCCTAAGCGCAGCAAGACGTGCAGCAGATCTAACAGTACCTTATCTAATTCGTGATGATAATGATTTCACTAAAAACATGGAACTCCTTATCACACCGTGGCAATCAGTTGGAGCTAAAGGTGTAGTCACCTTGGCTTCAAAACTAATGCTAGCTCTTCTACCACCACAGACTAGTTTCTTTAAACTACAAGCTGACGAAGCAGCAATGGGAGAGATTGATCCACAGATCAGAACTGAAATGGATATCAGCTTTGCAAAGATTGAACGTACTATCATGGCTGACTTAGCAGCTAGTCATGATCGTGTTGTAGTTCATCAAGCGCTAAAGCATTTGGTAGTTGGAGGTAATGCACTTATCTTTATGAGTAAGGATGGACTTAAACTCTATCCACTTAATCGCTACGTTGTAGAACGAGATGGTAATGGCAATGTAATTGAAATCGTAACAAGGGAGAGGATTAATAAGTCTTTGGTAGAGAACTATCTACCTGAGCAAGAGCCTAACCCAGTAATGAATGACTACGATGAATCAAGAAATGAAGTAGATATCTTTACTCATGTCAAACGTGAGAATAATAGATTTGTTTGGTATCAAGAAGTAGAAGGTGTCATCATTGAGAAGTCAAGAAGTAAAGCACCTGTTGAAACTACTCCTTGGTTAGTACTTAGATTTAATACTGTTGATGGTGAAGAGTATGGAAGAGGAAGAGTAGAGGAATTCATTGGTGATCTTAAGTCACTTGAAGCACTCTCTCAGGCACTCGTAGAAGGCTCTGCAGCAGCCGCTAAAGTAATCTTTACTGTATCACCCTCAGCTACTACTAAACCCCAGTCCCTGGCCCAGGCAGGTAACGGTGCAATCATTCAAGGAAGACCTGATGATATTGGTGTAGTACAAGTAGGTAAGACTGCTGACTTTAGAACTGCTTATGAAATGGCAATGGGTCTAGAGAAAAGACTTGCTGATGCTTTCCTTATTATGCAAGTTCGTAACTCTGAACGTACTACAGCAGAAGAAGTAAGGATGACACAAATGGAACTTGATCAACAACTAGGTGGTATCTATTCCCTTTTAACTGTTGAGTTCCTTGTACCTTACTTGAATAGGAAACTATCTATCTCACAAAAGAATGGTACTATTCCACGTCTACCGGATAAGCTTGTTAAACCTACTATCGTTGCTGGTGTTAATGCATTGGGTAGAGGCCAAGACCGTGAAGCTTTGGTCATGTTTATGACAACCATTGCACAAACAATGGGACCAGAAGCAATCATGAAACATATCAATCAAGATGAATACATCAAACGTTTAGCTGCTTCAGTTGGTGTTGATGTACTTAACCTTACTATCTCTATGCAAGAGCAACAAGCTAAAGAACAAGAGATGATGCAACAAGCACAGCAAATGGAAATGACTAAACAAGCTGGTTCATTTGCAGCTACAGAACAAAAAGGAATTGACTCAGAAAATGACAGAATCGCCCAAGAACAACAAGCCCAAGACCAGCCCATCGAAAGCCAAGGCCCGCCAGCGTGAGCCTTACGTTGAACGTAAACAGCTACCTAATGTAGGACCAGCGGCTGAAACTAATAAGTATGCACCTAAAGAAAAGATCGGCACTCCCACCCTTGGCCGTGAAAAAGCATATGTAACACGTGTGGGACTTGGAAATTTAGAAACAATTACTTATGGCAACCCTAACGTACAACCCTGAAGAACCTCAAGCTGAAGAATTTACTGAAGAGGAACAAGCTAATATTGCTGTTGGTGAACAACTAGAACAACAAGAGCAAGCACTTCTTGCAGGTAAATTTAAAGACGCTGAAGATTTAGAGAAAGCTTATATTGAATTACAAGGTAAGCTTGGTAAACCACAGGAAGAACAAACACAAGAAGAAGCTCCTGTTGAAGAAGAGCAACAACAAGAGTCTGATGGATTCCTTAATACCCTTTGGGAAGAAGCTCAGACTCAAGAATATAGTAAAGAAACTATTGCCCGTCTAAAGAGTATGAATCCTGGTGAACTAGCCAGGCTTTATTTAGATGAACGTACAGCAGCTGCAAAGAATCAAGCTCCAACTATTGATGAGCAAGGTGCCTCTGATCTAAGAGCTACTGTAGGTGGTGATAGAGCATATAACAGTATGATTAATTGG